TTGGACGCGATCCGCTGGTTGAGGTGAACGAGTTCATCCAAGACCTCGCGTACGAGATCGCCACTGATTGGGAAGATTACGAATGACCGCGCCGACATCGTGGCTACTAGCCCGGCGCGCTAACTATCAAGTTTTTGGCCGGGTCTATCAAGCGGGCGGCGGCGCCAGCCGCCAAGTATCGGGAGCGCGGCTAGGGTAGCTCCCGAACCCCCGGTCTCCTTGCACGGGCTGCCGCGCGCTTCCCCGCAAGGCGTTTGTGCAAGGGAATTTCGACGTGAAGAGAACATTGATTGCGGCGATGGCGATCTGCGCCGTGCCCGGACTCGCTCACGCTGACGAGTCAGGCAAAACGCGGTGCTATTGGGATCGCGGAGTGTATGCGTGCAGCTCGACATATGAGACGCCCTACTCGACAACCAAACAGATTTGCGCGTCGGGCGGAATCGATGCCGCGTGCAGCACGCAGACGACCGAGAAGGAACAGCCGAAGCCGGAACCGGACCCGGTGTCTCGCGAGCCAACGTTTTACCCATTCGATGCGGCCGCTTGGGAGCGGGCGAGAGCCAGAACGGCACAGAAAACAGGATGGCCGCCTGGTGCGTTCGAGGTCTGCGGGCCGGATCATTGGCAAAAGAATCACTGGGAGCCGTCGTGCTCGCTCGTCCGGTGATTATCAACGCCTGACCAGGGTCGCCGCGATCTCGCGCGCCGCGCCGACCGCGACCTCCTCGGCGCTCCGATCGGGCGGCTTCAGCCATGCGACATAGATCACGCCGACGAAGGCGGCAGGGTTCGGCGGTATGGGGATCGCGCAGCCGCGCTGCATTCCCCTCTCGGCGAGGCGATGAACCACGGGCGAGGGCGCGGCGAGGGTCAGGTCCGCGCACGCTGGGTGCCCGTTGATCACGTCGACCAGCACTTGCAGATCGGTCGCCCGCACGATCAGCGGCAGGCGGCGGGGCTCGGGGATCACCGGGCGCTCGCCGTCTTTCCGCCGGGCGGCGATGAAGCGCTGAGAGTTCACCGAGAGGTCGACGCTCCAAATCTGGACGAGGTCGGCGTCCGAGTCCTCGACCAGCTTTTCGAGCGCCGCCGGGACTGCCGCCGTGTTGAGCGCTACCGCCGAGGGCGTGAGCCACGCCTCGAACAGCTCGTCGCGCTGCTCGTACACGATCCATCCCGCGCCGCCGACCAGGAAGAGCACAACGATGGCGACGACGCGCCAGGGGCGGTCGACATAAGCGAGAACCTGGGCGAGAAGACCGGACGGCCGGTCGTCAGGCATCCGCCGTCAGCGCGCCTTGCTCGGAGCGCTCAGCGCATCAACCTTGGCGTTCAACTCCTTCACCGCGGCCCATAACACCGCGACCATACTGCCAAGATCGACGCCATCCTCGGCCTTTCCGCCAAGAACCTTGGCAACGTCCTGCGCGAGAAACCCTCGATTGAGACGCTCGGCGAACCCTGGCGGCATGCTTCCCGCGCCGGGGATGTCGCCATCTGGTTCCGGCAGCGGCTTCCAGCGAAAAGACTTCGGCTCAATCTCAGCGATCAAAGGCAGGCAGGACGGCAGCGGCGCGATGTCGGTCTTCAGATCGGCATCGCTGGTCAGCAGCACGCCCGCCGCGTAAACCTGCGTCGCATTGATGGTGCCAGTGCCCTTGCTACCTCCGGCCGGGCTACCGATGAGGACGCCGCCGCCTTGCCGGTTGAGGTATAGCGTGTTGACGGCAACGCTGTTCTGCGCCGTCTGGATTTCGCCGTATAGGCCCGCCTGATTGACCCCAATAGTTAACACTTCTGGATTGACCACGCCTGACCGCTGCACCACCAGGCCCGCATAGGTGTCCGCCGGAATACTGACGATCCCGGTCGCCGCCAGCGTCTCGGCGCCGCCGCTTGTCGCCGTAGCGCCAACATGCAGCGGGGCGCCCGGCGTCGTCGTGCCGATGCCGACATTGCCGGCCACGGTCAACCCGCCGCTAATCGCGTCGCCCGCCTTGAGCACCCGAAGATTGTCGGCGGCTGTCATCGAAACAGCGGTGGCGTACCCCTGAGCTTGAACATATGCCGTGGTGGCGATTGAGGTGTCGCTATCGGCAGTCGCCGGCGTCGGTGCCTTTGGGTCGCCGGTAAAGGTCGGGCTGGCGAGCGGCGCGAGGCTCGTCGCGGCAGCTTGCAGCGCCGTAATTTCCGACGCCGCGGTCGCGAAATTATCACGGACGGATTGCGTCGTCGGACTGCCGGCAACCGGCTTCGTGGCGTCGATCGCGGATGCCATCGCGTCGCTCCCTCTATGTGATGATCGAAATCTCGGTCTGCTTCGAGCGCGTGCCGGGCGCCGTGACGACCGCGGCCGCCCTGCCGCTGCTCGTCCCGCGGATTGCGCCCTGCATCACCGGACGGGTGGATGCCGTCACAAGCTGCGCCTTCGCCTGTGCGGTGATCCGCCCGGCCAGCGATATCGTGCTCGGCAGCCGCGCCGACGCCCTGGAGGTGGCCCCGATCTGCCCGGCGAGCGTGATGTGCAGGCCGGGCAGCGCTGCCCTTGCGTGGCTTGTCGCGGTGAGCGTGGCGCCGAGGGTTACTTGCGGAACCCCCGGAAGCGCCCGCCCGACGATACCGATCCCAGGAACGTGATAGGCGATCCCCGCGGCTCGGTCCCACGGACTTGAGCCCCCGTCCCAGATGCTCGCGCCGGCATCCCATAGCGACCCGACCCGCGGAGGCGTCGCAACCGTCGAGCCAGCGCCTGGCCTCGATGTGCTTACGACGTAGGCCAACGCCAACGGTGGCGGGAGTGTAACGGTAAGGGCGGCGGCAGCTTGCGACGAAGCGCGGAGCGAAGCGCTGAGACTGATATGCACAACCGGCGTCTGGACCGTGCCGACGCCGGCGATCTGGAATGTGCCGCTGCCTACGGTGGTCGATACCGCAGAGCCGGCGCCCGCCCTGGAACCGGAGAGGACGCCGGTCGCCATATCAGGCGATCGTGATTAGCGGATTTAGATAGACCGTGGTGCTGGCCCGCCCCAACCGCACCTGGCCGCGCACCCGGCCGGCGACCTGCGGCGTGAAGGTGACGACGAGCTTCTGCTTCTGCGGCGTCGCCGGCGAGCTGTTCCACGTCGCGGTCGAGGTCGTCACGGCGGCGTTAGCGGTCAGCACGTTGGCGGGCAAGGTGTTCGCAAAGCTGGCGACGCTCGATCCCGTCGTGCCCTGATATTCGAGCAGCAGCGAGACATCGTCGTTATTGAGCGTCAAGCTGCTGATGATCTCGACGGTCGCCGTCTTGCTCGATCCGACCGCGGTGTTCTCCAGGTCCATCCAGAAGCCGGTAAGCGGCTGGACGTATTTGTCGATGTTCGTGTTGCTGACCAGCTTGTGGCTGAAGACGCCGACGTCGTCGGTGGCTCCGCCGCTCAAGGTAATCGTGCGCTCGGTGACCACCGACCCCGCCGGCTGGTAGCTCTCGTTGATGATGTTCGTGCCATCGTAGCAATTGATGAGTTCTATCAGATCGTTACTGATGGTGACGCTGCCCGGAGTATAGCGGGCAACCGCGCTGGCAATACGGCAACTGTCCATTAGAATTTTGAAGGGCGCCTTGGCGCCGCCATTTACTGCGAGAGGCCCCGCCGTCACGGCACTGAGATCGACACCGCGCAACGTCATAAGCAACACGTAATTATTTGATCCCGTGCTGAACAAATTGGTGGGAGCCGTGCCAATGATCGCGCCAGGCGTGTTGAGCCAGATCACTTCCATCGGCCCGACATTGCTAGAACTAAATCCATGATTCACATGGGAAAGTCGCAATGTGGTGTTGTTAAGTAAGATAGCGCAAGCCGCGCCGGTGTTGAGCCTCTGGTTGGAATTCGCACCGCTCAGATAGAACTGGCAGGCGTCGAAATACATCGGCTTGGACGCCGCATTGCTAAAGAATATTCCAAAGGTGTTCGCCGCGACATATGTGATGCCGTAATGATAAACTGGAAACACCGCCTCGAAAGTCAGGTTCACCCCGCTGGCCGTGCAGGTGGCGCCCGCCAACAGATCAGCGGCGACTGGTGGCACGCTACCCGCTCGGTTGACACTCAAAATCTGGCCGGAAGCGTAAGTTTGGGACGGACCTGTACTACTGCCATAAGTCACCGCGGTTGTCTGCGTCTCGCTGTGATCGCTAGAAACAAACAGACGGTCGCCGCTCGTAAAACGGAACGTGCCAACCGCGCCTAGCAGCGTCGGGAGATCGCCCGCCGCCGCGCCCCAGCCGTAGGTGCTCTGCCCGGTGACGTTGGTAAAGGTCGCGCCGCCTGTCGTGATCGTCGCGTTGTTCGCGGTCGGCCATGTCGGCTCGGTGCTGCTGGTGCCCGCTGTTGTAACCCTAAATACCCACTTGGCTTTGAGCGCGGGCGCGGTCGGCACGACGATGTCGCCGATGCTGTAGGCGTGGCTCGCCACGAACGCCGTGAGCCCGGCGTAGGCCGCGCTACTCACAAACCAGTCTGCCATTGCGGCGCCCCTTTACGACGAGCGGATGATCAGCGACCCCGCCGGGAACGCCGCTGACGACCCGTTGGTGATGGACTGCGGCAGGATCTTGCGCACCATGCCGTTGCCGGTGGCGCTGGTATTGACCGCAACGGTCGCGTTGGTGACGGTGAAGGTGTCGGTGCTTGCCGTCGCGACCGCCAGGACGCCGGTGAAACTGCTCGCAGAGAATGTCGGATTGACGCCGCCGTATTCGATCGACCATTCCACCAGATCGGCGACCACGAAGCCGTGAGCGTGTGACGTGATGACCGCGGGCGAGGCGGCGTTGACTGTGGCCGGGAGCCAGTTGTAAGCGCCGAAGAAATCCCAGCAGAGCAGGTTGCCCGTGGAAGCGGCGTCGTAGAGGCCGAAACCGATGATGCTGCCCCAGTCGGCGGTCGCAGTCGGGAACGTCAGGGTGTTGGCGTTGCTGATCTGCGATGGGGCCGAGCCCGAGGGCGCCGCCCAGTCCGCCGCCGCCGTGGCGACCCGCGCATAGGCACCGACAGTCGGCTCGGTGAAGCCCGTTCCTGTGTCGGTGCCGACAGCGGTGAACAGGCCGACATAGGCCGTCGGTAGCGTGTAGAGCGCCGTCTTGCCGACGATGTGAGCCAAGATGCCCTGCGAGGTGCGGTCGGTAAATCCTGTCATGGCTTAGCTCTCATACCCCACGAGGGTTAGGTGAAGATCGGCGAAGGTCGAGTCGGGCGATCCTGGCCCGCGTATCCGCAGGATGTCGCCCTGCGCGAAGCCGATGGCCGCCTGGATGGACATGGAGCCGGTCACCGAGCCCGCGCCGAAGGTGATTGTCGCCACATTGGCGAAGGTTGTCGGTGCACCGGCGGCTGCCTGTGCAAGCGTGATGACCGTGGATGCCGTGGCTGCGACCGCCGCGCCCGCCTCGCTCGTATGCCCGAGCCAGGCGCCAAGGTTCGCCGGCAAGGTGACGGCATTCGAGAACTTGTGAAACAGCAGGTTTTGCGAGGCGGTCATGGTGCCCGGAACATAGGCGCCGATGACGTATTTCGGCCGGTGGTTCTCGAACTTGCCCGAGCTGCTGCTGTAGCTGAGCGTGTCGAACGGCTGCGGCGACGTGATCGCGATAAGGTCGATGCCGCCGAGCGAGATGTTTTCCCACGCATTGTCCGCTGCGACCCATTGCAGGAAGTCCCGGTCCTGCAAGTCGGTCAGATGGACATCCAGAAGCGCCGAGAGGCTCGCATCGACCGAGCCGAATAATTGCAGCCAGGCTGCCGCTCCATCGATCAGCAGATTGCCGTCGAACGTCGCGCCGCTGGTGTGGCTGACCTGGCACATAAAGATGCCGAGATTGGTAACCTTGACCACGTCGAGCGCGGCATAAATCGTCCCCGGCAGCCACTCGTCGCGCCAACGGAAGGTCAGCACGGGCAGCGTATAGGGTCCGAGAACCTGACCATCCATCAGCGTGATGGTCATTTGAGTGCCGGACACGGTGATCGCGGCGATGCCGTTCGGCACCGCAGGGTCGTTTTGTAGATCGAAGATCGCCTGCGCCAGCGCCCAGAAATTGCTGTCGACTTCGCCGGGCGCAAGGTTGGCGCCCTTGCCCGCTCCCCACGGCCCTAGCGTGCGAAAGACGATGGGGTCCATTGCTGGCCTTATCTCAGTGAGGTGGCGGCGGTGGTGCGGGCACCTGCGCGCCGTGCAGGCTCGGGTCGGGCGAATAGGAGACGATCGATCCGGTCGGGACTAATTGTTCGGCGGGCACGGCGGTCGGTTTGCCGATGTCGTTTAGCTTGATCACCTTGCCGGTGTTCTTTCCGTTGATCCAATTGCCGCTGCCGTGCAGCAAAAGGTCCGCCTCTTTCCCGAGCAACTCCTGTGGTCCCTTGATTGGCGGCGGGCCCGGCGGCGGCGGAGTTGGGTTCGGTTTCTTCAGGGGATCGGCGGGCGTGCCGGCCGCCGTGATGAAGGCGCGTCGGTTTGCAACGATACTGGTATCAAGCGTTACGCCGGTGAAGACTTGCAGCTCCGCCATCTCGACCGGGTATATGCGATCGACATAGGACGGGGATGCCGGGATGCCGAGTTCGGCACCGTGCGCCGGGATCACCGAAGGCGGCACGGCGCAAGTCGCCGGCGCGACGCCGCAATTGTAGGGATAACTGGTAACCGAGTCGGCCACGGCGTAGCTGCTTTGGGTGAGGATTGCATTCGGATCGCCGCTATGAGTGACGAAGAACGGACCCATGTCATTGGTGACGCCATCGTAGTTGACATCGTCGATAGCATACCAAAACCGGCAGTAGCTATTGGTGCCGTCAGCCGTCGTCGCGTCCAATACGCCAAAGGCCGGCCCGTGCGTTTCACACGGGTTGTCGAGATCGAATGACAGCAGTACGTGGTGCCAGTGGTTCGCGGTGATGCGGATAGTTGACTGCACGAGGAAAAACTCGGGCTGCGCGGCCAGCGCGTAGGAGGTGTCGACTATCTGGGTATAGGCCGCTCCACCGCCCTGGAAGCCAGGCATCCAGCTTGTGCCGGGTGTCATTATGAGCGTCGGAACATCGCCGACGAGAGCGGTCGTATCGTAAAGATCCACATGAGTTTGGTTGAAGTTTCTTCCCGCGGCATTGGCAAACCCTGCGGTTTGCAACTTGAAACTGAGGCTGACTGCGTTTTCGTCACCATCGGTGTAGATGTCGAGCCCAATGTAAGAGGGGTCAACCGGATCATGGCCGACAACCCCAAAGGAGGGACTGTCCAAAATGCCGAATGGCGGCACGCTGGTATCGGCGGGATTGCCGAAACTGTCAACCGGCACATAGTGGTAAGTGGACACCAGCACGCCCGCGCCTTGGTAGATAGCTTTGGTCTGCGGCACCCCGAAGGTCATCAGCGGAATCGTCGAACCCAGGACGGCCGGGTAAGGCGGCGGTAGATCTTCTCCCGCCTTCGCGTCGATCGACGATTGCGGCACGCGAAACCATAGAGAGATCACGGCCTTCGAGAAATCGGTTATGCCGTTCTCCAGTTGCAGGTAGCTCATAGCGTTCGGGTTGTTCCCGGCGCTGGTGGTGGTGGCTTCGGCTTTGGCGGCCCGTCCTTGGCGCCGAAGTGCACCGCCAGGCCGCCCCAGTGGATATTCACGATCTGCTCGACCGGGGACTCGATGTAATCCGGCGGGTCGCCGCGAAATGACGCCGGCTTGAGACCGGGCGTCCAGGTTATTGTCACGGCGTCGGCGCCCCATGCGTGAACGTCCACGATGCCTTGCAGTGCTGGTCGGTCGAATCGAAGGGCGCAAACAGCGCGTCCATTTCGGCGTCAAACGCGGTCAATGACGCGGCGACAATCGAGATCTGGTCGAAATCGTCGGGCAGGCATTGCGTGGTGTCTTTTTTCTGTAGCGTCATCTGGTGCGGCCGCGCGAGATCGACGTAAGCCGCGCTATTCGGATCGCCGTCCTGATACACCCGGATCGGTTGGCTAACGCGTGCCTGTTCCTTCAGCGCCTCGGTACAGCAGGCAACGCTGACATTAGCGATTTCAGGTAACGGCATCTGTGCCGTCGAACCCCAGGTCAGGGTTGCCCGCTGCGCGCTGATGGCCGGCGTCGATGGGATGATCGTTGTGCCGTTCGCGTTCGGCGACTGATAGGGGCGGACGATGTATTCAAAACCGTCAGGCATGGGTCAGTTCTCCCGGCGTAGATGCGGACAGATCGATCGTCTTTGGCAACACCAGCGGCGTCACCGCCGGAAAGAAGGCCGTTGAAAATTCAGAACCCTGGACCGGCTTTAGGTCGAGCGTGACGGTGGTCTTCATGGTCTCCATAAGTTTGAGCGGATTGCCGTTCGTCGGTGTCGTCGTTTGGCTGTAGGCAAGCAGCGCCGGCAATTGCTCGGTAAAAAGGTTGGTGACGACGCACTCGTTCACCGCCTGCGCTCCGACCAGGCGCGTGAGATCCAGGCCGTCATCAATGACGGCGAAGTCGTCGAGCGTCTGATAGGCGAGGTCTGCCGTTTCACTCAGCGTGATCTGCGCCCCGGTTACCGTCTGATAGCCGGCGTCGACATAGGCATCTTCGACATATGAGTTTACCCCGGCTTGTGGCGCGATCGGATCGCCGGTGCCGATCGCGCAGCCGATGGTGAACTCCCCGAGCATGATGCCGCCGGTGGCGCAACTGAGCTTGTAGCTCTTGACCTTGCCGAGGGCGCCGCCGCCCGGCAGCCGGCGATCGCTGATCTGGACGTTGTGCCGCAGCGTAATCGCCAGAGCCTGCTGCCAGGGGACCGCGAAGGTAATGTCGACGGCCCGTGCCCTGGCGCGCATCTTTGCCCTGGCTGCGAGCAGCAGGTACTCGAACGAGACATTGCCCCTGGCCGTCTGGAAATACGAGCGATAGGCGACGTTGCCGATCGGTATGCTGCCGTCAGGATCAACGGCCTTATCGATAAAGTCGGAACTGAGGCTGATGGTTTCGTGGTCGCTCTCGGCGGAATCGGATAGCTCGCGCTGAACCCCCGCGGTTACTACCGCCGTCAAGACTTCGGTGCGTTTGCGATTTGCCCTGTACTCAAGCACCATCCGAATCTTGTAGACGTTCATCGGGAAGCGCGCGACGAAGGTGCTGGTCGGCTGGAGAAATATATTGACGTTGCTTTGCTCGGTCGTGCTTCCCGCTTGGCTCGCTGGCGGTGTCTGTGCTTCATAAGTGACGTTGTAGCTGACCTGGCCGTCCATGACGGCATCGATGATGTAGCACAGTGGGATGCCGTCACCGTCGAGCAACGTGCTGAGCGACCAGCCGCCGCCGATGCTTGTTCCCGGCTTCGGCCAATCCGATTTGAGACCGTTGCCGGAGAGTGTCTGGATGAGGCCGCCGCCGCCGGTTCCCCAATAAGTCACCGGGAAGACCCATTTGTAATATGATCCCTGATCCTTAAACGCATTGAGGATCGGCTGGGTAATGTCGATCCTGCCTTCGGCCTGCTGCGCCCAGGTGACCGTGCCGGTCACCATCGTCGAGACCAGAGGCGGCTGACCATAGGACAGGCTGAAATTGTTATATAAGGAGATATCCTCGCCGATATCGATGATGCCGTCCTCGCCGTCGAGGATATCGCTGATCGACACCCCGAGGCTCACGCGGTCGATGTGCCACAACGCGGAATAAGTCTCTAGCACCGTGTCGGGATTGGGCGGCCGTGCGATCCAGACCGGATCGTAATAGGGTGGCACTTGCAGCGATGTTGCCCACGACTGTTTCTGGGCGTTGAAGTCGTCCGGGCGGGCAAGGAACTGGAGCTCGACGATCTCGCCGGCTTGCAACTTCGGCACCCCGATCAGGCGCCCGTTAAAGAGCGGCACGAGATCCGGCGTATTCCCGGCGGGGTTCCACGCCTGGTCATAGCTCAACCAGCACCAGAGATATCTGCCGAGCGCCAGAAGGCCTACGGCGGGATTTTTGAGCTGCGCGGTAAGCGTCGCAAAACTGCCCTCGTCCTGGCTGATGTCAAAGCTGATGATCTCTTCGTCAAAGCGGTTATGGACAGCGGGATCAAATGGCGCGGTCGGCGTGCGTGGCCCAGTGATCGTCAGAATTGCATTGATCTCCGACGCCGTCGCAGCCAGGTCGAGTTCGATCGAGCTGCCGCTGCTCGGCGCCACGAAGGTTGCGCCCACCGGGATGCCGTTGCCGGTGATGTTGTAGACGAGACCCGGCGAGAGGCTCATCAGCGCGCCGGATGGGATAGCGGTTACGCTGAACGGGTCTTCGACGGGGAACCCGCTAATCACCATCGGGAATTCGCCCGAGGTCGTGGCTCTGACGGGTTGAGAGGCGATGCTGTACGTCGTGAACGTCTCGAGCAGGTGTGGTGGCAAGTCGCCGATGCGCGTGCTTGTGTGCGGGGTCGCGGCGATGATGTACATCGTGCCGTGCCCGCTGCCGTCATAGTTGAGATAGGCGCTGCCGATCAGCGTTATCCCGCCGCCGGTGGTGTGTGAGGTGCCATCGGTGGTGCCGATGGGAATGTCGGTCTCGCCGACACCGATCCCTTGAATGCCGTAGATCCCGGCCGGCAAATCGCCGGCGGCCAACGCCACCGTGCTGCTGCCGTGGCTCACCGTGCCGAGCACGGTCCCGATCGGCACGGCTTTCGTCGTCGAGAAATCCCCCGACCTCTCTCCCGATGTCGGCGCGGAGGTCAGATTTAGCGAATTCGGCAGGCCGCTCAGCGTGGTGGCGTTGTCGTAAATAAAATAGGCGTCGAGGCCCGGCCCGGTGACGTGATAGCCGGCGTCTTGCTGGAGGTTGTCGGTGCTGGCGACATTAATGACCTGAGCGATGCCGGGGTTGGTGTCGCCGACAATCGTCGCCAACTCGAACAAGACGCCGTGCGTCGTGCCGTTGGTGACGAGGGTGAGCTGCTCCACGATCGCGCCGCCAGTCCAGGCGAAGTAGATCGGGCCGGGCACCTAGATCTCTTCCAGCGAGAGCGACCACGGGACGTTGGCTTCCCATTCCTCGCGCTCGATCTGTGAGTCGACAACCATCATGGTGAACTGCGGACGGTAGTAGGTGAAAGCGTCCTCGGTGCGGACGCTGCCGGAAACCGCCGGTCTGCCAGCAGAGCCGCCAACCGTAAGGTACGCCATCTCGACCAGCGAATTGACGACGACGACCATGCCGACCCACAAGCCGTCGAGCGCGGGTGGCGCCTGGTCGTTGCCGGTGATGGTCAACTGGTATTTGCGCATCTGCGGCGCACTGAGATCGACGAGGCCGCCGTTGACGGTGCGCGCCAGCTTGTCGGCGCCCTTGGCCTGGTCGATCGGCGCCAGCGTGCCACGCAGACCACGCGCGGAATAGGGATTGACGCCGGGCGGCGCCGCAGAGAGATCGAAGCGGATATCGAGCTGCGTGTATGGGATCGTCATTGACCGCCCGGACGCGCCGCGAACCACGACGGCTTGACGCCGGCCGAGCGGATCTGCTGCGAGTGCGCAGCGCTGACCAACGCATCGACCACGCTGCCGTGCCCTGAGAGCGCGAAGGAGCCGCCGCCGAGGTGCAGATGCACCGCACGGCCGCCCCCAGCGGCGGACGGCACCAGGCCGCCGGCGGCGAAGCGCAACGGCGGCCGCTCGACGAGGCCGCCGGCGGCATAGCCGTTGAGCCCGGAGAGGAAACCAAGGCCGAGCCGGCGAACCGCGGCCGCTCGTACAACGAATTCGCCGGCAGAGAGCCTAGCGGCAATGCTGTCGCTTGTCCCGCTGCCAGGTCCGCGCACATAGCCGCCCGAAGCCATCCCGAACGGCACCTCGGTGAGCGCGCTATCGCCGCCGGTAATGCCGCCGCCGCCACCACCGGCAGGCGGCGCTGCCATCGTCCCCATCTGGGCATTCCACCGATTGGCGATCCCGGCGCCGAGGTTATCGAACCATGCGCCGAGATCACCCCATGCCTGTTTGAGATTGCCAACGACCCGGTCCGAGCCTTCGGTAATGCTCTCGCCGGTCTGCTGCCACGCGTCGGCGATTTCTTGTGGGGTTTTCTTCAACTCTTGCAGAGCGTCGGCAGACTTCTGCGCCGCCGCGGTGACGGCCGGTAGCGCGCCCATCACGCCGCGGGTCTGGCCTCCCTCCGCTCGCGATGTCAGCGCCTCATGCGCCTCGGTGTAGTCGTCGACCAGCTTCTTGTCTTCCGGGCTAATCAGTTGCCCCGTCGCCTTTTGCAGATCCCGTATCCGCGCGAGGGTGCCAGGCTTGGCGATCTCGTCGAGCGCGGCGGCGATTTCGCGATAGTTCTTGCCGACCAGTTGCGTGCCGATCTCGGTTGCCACATCGATACGCCCGGCATCTTTCCATGCCTTGAGTCCCTTGGCGACATCGACGAGCAGCTTGTCCTGGTCTTGCAGCGAATTGTTGTACCGCGCGACCTTGATGTTGAGCGCGTCGTATGCAGAAGTCGCGTCTTTGATTTCGGGCGGCGCCACAACCGATGCGCCACGCTGGACTGTGACCATATGCGGTCCAGGGCGCATCGTCTGCTCGCCGCCCCTGAAGACCTGCATGCCGGATTGCTGGTCAGGCCCGCCGCCGCGCAGAATCTGCATCCCGCTGCCGAGCGTCTGTCCTGCACGTTCCGCCGCGAGGCGGGCGGCGTCATAGGATCTACTAAGGGCAAACAGGATCTTGCCGGCATCCTCCGCGACGCCCCCGGTTGACTTTAGAATGTGCTCGAAAGCCTGGATCGTCGAAGTGTCAAAGCCGGTCGCCGCGGCTATCTTGTTGAGCTGGGTCACCTTGTTCGTGACATCCGTCACCGCCTCGCCGATTTTCCTGATGGCTTCGAAAATCACCGCACCGGCGATCCCGAACCGCACGGCTTTCCAGCTTTCGACAATCGTCGCGATTCCACTGGCCAGGCTCTTGAAATCCCCAGTGAGCTTGGTGGCGCCTTCGCTCGACTCCTGGCGCAGATCGCGTTGCTGCTGCTTTAGCTTGGCGATTTGGGCGGCCGCCGCTGCCGCTCCTGCCGATAGCTGGTCAACAAGAGGCGTGCGGCCCGCCGACATTTCTTGCTTCGCCGCAGCGTTAAGCTGCCGCAGCCAGTCGCGGTAAATCGCAGTAGCGCGCGCCAGTTCACCGGGCAGCTTGGAGCTGTCAACGCCAATGCCAATGGTGAGATTATTGGCGCCGCTCGACTGAACCAATTATTTCTCCCATTCCTTCAGTTGCGCGCGGATCGCCTTTTCGTCGGCACGAGCGGCAAGGGTGTTCAGGTGCAATTCTTCGCTGAGTTCGCGTTGCCGGCGGCGCTGCGCGATAAACAGGAATGCCTGCAATTCCCGCGGGGTCATCTCCATTACTCCGCGGCGATCATGACCGGCGGCGATAAGCTGCTCTGCTCCCTCGGCGCACTCATAGCCTGATCCCCGCCAGATTGGCCGAGCGCCGGGCCGAGTGCGACGAACCCGGCCAGGCGTTCCAATAAAGGGTTCAGACCTCGCGGGAAGGTAAGGTCGCGGACCGCCGTCAGGCAGTCGAGCACCTCGTCTGGCGTGAGCAGGCTGCCATCGGCAATGGCTCCCGCGGCCTCGGGTTGATCCGCCGCCTCGGCAATGATGGTGCCGACCGCGTCGGGCGCCTGGGTGATCAGCTCAGCGATGTCGACCTCGGGCGCGTTCTGGGTAAAGACGTTTCGCAGGCTGGGGAATTGCAGAAACAAATAGGCTATCTGCCGCAGGCCAAGACCGCGCAGCTCCAGATCGCCGGCGGCGATGGTGACGCTGCGCTTTTGCGGGACGATGTCGACCAGCGAAACCATCAGGGGCCGACCGTCGCCATAAACGCCAACTGGAGATTTTTAAAGCTGAACTCGTCCATATGCATGTTCAGCGTCGCCTGTTTCTCGTGGATTACTTCCAAATCTTTGGACCGGATGCCGAGCCTGGAGCTGTAGTGGCTCAGCACAGTGATGTTGGGCGTGAACTCGAACACCGGCACATTGCCGACATCGCGGTAGGCGCTGTCAGGCGGCGTGATCCCCTGTAAAATCTGCACTGAGACGATGCCCTTGCCGATGTAATAGAGCGTTGTCAGCGGCGAGGTTAGCGTCGTATCGGGATGTGTGATCGTGCCAAAGAAGCCGGTGACGGGATCGACCAGCACTTCGCCGGTGACCTGGAGCTGCCCCCATTCGTCCTGGATCATGCCGTAGGCGATATTCGCCGGCCTGAACATCACGTTGGTGAGTTCCATCGTGATTTGCGGCCCTATGGCGTTGGCACCGACAAATTTTACTTTGCCGATGAGTTGGTTGGCAGCGAGCACATTGAGCGTGCCCGGCGTTGCGGCGAGCGGTGTGGCTGTATCTCTTCCTTGCATCGGTTGTTCCTCCTAGAGCAGGTAGGTTTCGGAGCTTTGGCCGACAACCAGTTTCAGCGGGATCACGGCGCCGGCAATCTGCCCGTTGTGGCCTGGGTCTTTCTGAACTTCGCCCTCTATCCGGCAATACATCACGCCGTTGACGCCGAGGTTTTGCCGGAAGCCGGTCGGGGTCGGGTAGAGCGCCGTCTCGATGCCATCGATTAGGGTATTGAGCGTTGCAGCCGGGATGGCGTTCTGATCAGCACCGACCCGCGTATATACCCAGGCTTCGCAGTGCAGTTCGATCAGCGCCGGCTCGTTCGAGCCGCGCGGCGGGTGCATCTCGCTGATCTCGACAAGGTAAAGCGCAGGCATGTCCTGTTCTGCGGTGGGATCCGCCAGGCGCCGTGTCACGGTCTGAAACCCTTGTGTTAAGGCAGACGCGGTGCGGTCGGCGATGGCCGGCAGGGATATCGTCACCGCTGGGGTGATCGTCACGATCGTGGCATCCGCCGGCAGTCCGTCGCCGATCACCGGCATGCCGACCATGAGGCCGGTCGTATCGCTGACATTGACGAGCCCGATATCGCCGGTCGTGGTGTCGGCGGTGAAGTTGTAGACAAGCGGCGGCGAGGTCAGCTTGCTGAACAGCGCGCCCATGATAATTTCGCGGTTCATCGCTGCACTTCCGCCAGCGATTTGTCGACCGCCTGCTGAAGCTCAGCGAGTATCTTGGCGCGCATCTCCTCCGCGGGGCCACGCAGGAAGCGTCGTTCAGCAATGTTGGCCTGCCGCCGGTATCCCCTGACGCCGACGCCGCCGCGCCGTTCGTAAGCCTTCACCGGAAAGCCCCGGTGCGCGCCATATTCAAGCGCAGCGGCGGCGACGTTGTGGCCGCGACCGCTCGGCCCGAGGATTCGCACCCGACCGAGGATGGCGTTCTCGCGCTCGTCGACAAAACTCCGCGTCTCCGCATTCAGCCGGCCAGTCCGATGCGGCTCGGTGGCGCGGACCTTGGCGAGCAATTCGTTGACTAGACTGGTGATTGTGACACGCAGGTTGGTCTTCAGCGCCATCGGCAACCGATCGAACATCAGCTTGATGTGCCTGTCGTCGACCTCGGTGGTGAAGACCGGCGCCATCATCCGATGAGTCCTCGCCGATAACCGTCGAGCACGCCCGCGATGTCCTGCGGGATGGTGGCGCCGCCGGGCATGCCACCAACCCAGAACTCCTGGCGGCCAAGTCCCGGGGATTCCTGAGCCCGCAGCATAGGGTCGCGGCCGCGGCCGGCATTATCCATCGTGCAGAGATCAAGTACCGCCTGCTGCACGTCGTAGGGGATCTCGGCAAAGCCGGCGGTGTAGGTCACCACCAGCGAGGTCGAGCTTTGCCAGAGGTACGGGGTGGTGATCCTGTAAACAAGGCCGGCATCCTGGTCGAGCGCCAGATCGTTGGCAGGATCGAGCGCGGCACCGTCGATGGTGATGGCGATCGTCGCCGGGTCGACCGGCGCCTGGGCGAGAATGAGCGGCTCACCGTCCCGCCCGGTGACGCCGCCGCGGTAGGTCTCGGCGTAGGTCTGTACGGCAAAGATCCGATTGCAGTATTGCTCGGCCTGCGTGCTGGTGCGCGCGATGACCTTGGTCATCCAGCCGTCGTTGGCGGTGTCGTTGGGCTTGATGCGCAGCTGCTCGCGCAGATCGTCGAGGGTGATAAGGCTGCGCACCAACGCCGGGACGGTGACGGTAGTGAAGAGCGCTCTCATCGCCGGCCGCTGGACTCGCCATGGAAAAGTTCGAAGAGGGACCGTAGGTCGAGCACCGGGCCGGTCGATCCGTCGCTCCAGATCGGTGCGGCGCGGTATTCCTGAATAGCCCAATCGACGTGCCTCGGCGCGGCTGGCCCCGCGGGTCCGCGCTCACCCCGCTCTCCTGCCTTGCCACGGCCACCGACCTGGCCCGACAACGCCCAGCCATCGCCGGGCAGCGCCCCCGGATCGTCGCACCGGGCCCGCCATTCCGAGCCGTGGAAGGTGACGAGATCAAACTTGCGGTACGCGCGTTCACGGTCAAAAAGCCCGCAAACTTCGCCGACCGGCGCGTCGGCGCCCCTCTCCCCAGGCGGCCCGACCTCACCGGGCGCGCCAGGAGGCCCAGGGATGCCCTGTTCCCCCGGCGGCCCCGTGATAGCCTCCCCCGGCTCTCCCCGCGCTCCAGCCTCGCCTGGCGGCCCCGGCGGGCCATTCTGCAAAGCGGCAAGTTTCTGCTGCAGCGTCTCGAACAGGTGCAGCTTGATTTGGGCGACCTCGGCTTGCAGCTCGGCGACGATGCGGCGGTGCTCGGCGCTGGCGAGTTCGCGCTCGCGTTGCCACTCGCGGCGCTCGGTGGCGAGCACCTGGCCGAGCGCATCGGCCCAGCCGTCAGTGAAGAGTTCGGCTGTGGTCATTGGCGGCGCGCAGGATGCTGGCGGCGAACTGGTTGGCATTCGGCACATCCCCGGAGTCTGCGGAAGGCGAATCCTCGGGCGGTGCGGCCGGTGCAGAGGCGGGCGCCGAGGTCGCGGGCGGCGTCGCCGACCAGGCGCTGAGCGGCACGACCTGCTGCTGCACCCTGGGCTCGTCGCCGTCTTCCGCCTCGGGCAGGTCTTCCAGGCGGCGCGCCTCGTTGGGTGAGAAGATGCCGCCTTGGACACCTTGCGCCAGCGCCGCGATGCGGTCTTTCAGGTTGCTGCGCTCCAGCGCCGCGGTGTCGAGTTCGAGGTATTCGTCCGGCCAACCGCCGAGGCCGAAGAAATTGCCGACCGCTTCCTCGATATGGTTGAGGCAGAAGCCGAGCCCCGAGGCGATCCAGAAGCGCATGAGGTTTTCGGTCGAGGCGGCCTTGGGCGGCGCACCGGCGGTGAACAAGCTGAGCAGCTCCAGCGGTATGCGATAGACCGAGGCGATACGGCCGTCGGTGATCTGGAGCATTTCGGCGAGTTGCGCGTCGCGGCTGGTGGTTGCGGTCTGCTCCCATTTGAGGCCGCCGGTGAGGATCGGCGTGCGGCCGGCGCCGGCGCCGCTGGTGACCTCTTCCCAGCGCGCCCGCGTCGCGGCGACCTGCGCTTCGTCAAAGAGGTCAGGGGTCGTCAGCACCCCGCTCGGGCGCGCCTGGTTGGCCGTGAAGGCCAATGCCTGCTGCACCATCGCATTCGAGGCGGCGATGTCGGTCATTGCGTTGACCAGCGGCGGCTCGCCGATCAGCGGCCGGTAGCGCATGTTGCGGGTATCGAGCCGGATGTGCAGCACGTCGCGCGCCGGAACCGCGGTCAGCGCATCGTGCGGGATGCTGGCCTCGACCATCGGGTTGCCGGCGACGTTGTAATAGACGCTGCCATCGACCGCGACGTGCGGTGCCGAGATCCGCGAATCCATCAGGTGCAGCTCGCTGACCTCGTAGCGGTTGTTGCGCAGCGCCAACGCATAAGCGTTGCCGGTGTCGTAAAGCGCGCCGGTGAGGTTGAGCAGGAAGTCGCTGATCGACTGATAGCTGTTCGGCCGCTTGAGGATGCGCGAGAGCGCCGAATTCGCCACCCGCTCGCGGCCGCCATCGCCGGTCGAGCGCCAGTGCGTGCCGGGACACATTGCCGTCGTTTGGGAATAGGCCGCGACACAGGCATAGACGATCGCGCCGCCGCCGGCCGGCAGCGGGTTATAGCCGAGTTGCCAGTAATTCAGCGGCCAGTCGGTGGGGATGATGCCGCCGCCGAGCGGCAGCAGGTAGCCGTTGCCGATCTGCTGCTTGGCGCGCGGGCGGAGGATGCGGCCGGCGGCCGACAGCACCCGCGCCAGCGCCGTCGATTCAGCCACGGCGGCTGCGGCCGCGGGTGGCGCCATTGCCATTCACCGCGACCGCATTCGATGGCGGCGCCGCGGTCGAGCCATTGGCGTTCGTCGCGGTGACGACGCAACTGATGCTGGTGCCGCTGTCGCTCGCGACCACGGTATAGCTGTCGCCGGTGCCAAGCTCGCTCTCGCCGTCGCTCAGCCATTGGTAGGCGTAAGCGGTCGGCTCGCCGGTCCAGTTTCCCATCGTGCAGGTGAGCGTTTCACCGGGCGCAGCACTCTGCGGCTGCACGCTGGGAACGTCGATGTTGATCGGCGGCAGCGACTCCGGCGGCGGGCCGCAGGCGACCAGCATGGCGAAATCATTTTGTGCCTGGGTCATCACCGGGGTGAGGTCGTCGCCGTCGCGTGCGACGATCCTCGGCTCCCCCAGCGGCGCCGTCAGGACGGCGGCCAGCACCATCTCGTTGAGTTCCGCCTGGCTCGGATACGGGCTCAGATCCTCTTCCGGCATCATCGTCTCCTTTGGTGACGATCCGGCGCAGCAACCACTGCGCCGGAATGCGCCAGGTGTACCGTCGTCCTACCAAGTGACCGCCGCGATCCAGGCGATCACGCCGCTGCGGCGCATGGCCCAGTTCATCGGCAGGATCATGCGCAGCGCCAGGCTGTCGGTCTGGTACATGGACCGCGTCGGCGTTGCGACGACACCCGAGCCTTGTGCGCCGGTCGTCAGTTGCAGCGGTGTGGTGTCCTCGAAGTGCAGCGTCGCCTGGTCGCTGACCTCAAAGCGCGGGTCGTCTCCGCTCACCGACATGAAGTCGGCGGCGTCCAGCAGCATGACCGTCCCCGAGGTCTGCGTGGACGAAACGATCACCGGGTAGCCTTGCAGCATCTTGCCGTCGATTTCCTGCTTGAACGGGAAAACGCCGTTGGCGGTCGCCGTCAGCCCGATCGAGTTGGTCTGCGACGGGTGCATGATCCACACCGGCGAACGCAACGAATTGGCGGAGGCCAGAACGTTGATCATCTGCTTGATGTCGCCGACCAGCGCGGTGAATCCGCCGCCGGCCGTCGGTGTCAGGCCGGCAACGCCACTGCGCAATCCGGCTGGTCGCACGCCGCTCACCGCCGTCGCGTCCAAGAGGATCGTGTCGATGGCGATATGCGTGTCTTCCATGATCAGCGAGCGCAGGATGGCTTCAATCTGCGGGTTGGAATGCTCGGCGATTTCCCGCGTGTACGACGTGATCACCGCCATCTTTTTCAGGCCGATGGTGATCGGCGTGAAGGCCGCCTGCCGCACCGGGATGGGCGCGCCCTCGGCGATGAACGAGCCCGCCACCGTGGGTGTGGTGACACGGGTCGGCATCGACAGCACCGCAAAGCGCCCGAGGGTTGCTCTGAACCCGTAGGACGACAGCGGCCCATAGACCGAGCCGGGATAGAGCAGATCGAGGAACTCGCCATATGTCGTGGTGGCGAGGGTGTCGGCCCAGCCCGCGCCGCCGATCGTTGCCGGCGCGCTGGCGGCGCGGATAAACCAGTCGCTGACCCCGCGGGTAACGTCGAAATCGCCGTAACTTCCATAGCGTTCCTGCATCACCACATCGATCGGCTTCTTGGTGATGTGCGACAGCGCCACGCAGGCCATGTGGCGCAGGTACAGATATCCCGGCTCCTCCTTCTTTTTCGGCTGCGCCCAGGTTTTGGGTGCGCTTGCCGGCAGCGGCTGGTTCGGTGCGTAGACCGTGGTGCGGGCCGCCGGGACGTTGATGGCTTCGCTTGCCGTGGCACCGAGCGCCTTCTCGGCCCGTTCCCAGGTGGCGATAAGGTTCTGCGCTTCCTCGATACGCAGGGTGAGATCGTCCATCTTCGACGATTCGTCGGGGTCGATGCTGGTCAACTGGTCGCGCATGGCGACGAGTTCGGTCTGTTTGGCTTGGATGCGTTCGCTGAGCTGGTTCATCGGTTTGTGCTTTCGGATGAGGGTGTCTGATCCGGCTGGCACGCCGATGGGCCGCGGGGAGCCTTGCTGATCCGGTTCGGCTGGCACGCCGAAGATCAGGCTTTGCGTCTCGCGGGATAGTCCGATGGACTTGGCAATCGCCAAGGCATTCGCGTTAGCGGGCACGCTGACGAGCGAGCACTCGACGAGTTCCTGTTCGAGGAAGTGCAGGCCACCGTTCTTGGAGCCTTCAAGCGGCTCGTATTTGCTGGGATGAAACCCGACCGAGACCGCGCGGAGCACCCCGGCATCGACCGCGGCCTTGATCTCGCGCTGCCGGTCGGAGACCGGGTCCATGAGGTCGAGCCGTCCGGTGAGTGCGCCGCGGCGAACGCCGACATCGGACCACTTGCCGATCGGGAAGCTCGAATCGTGGCCGAACAGCGCCACCGGGTTCTTGCGGAAATTGTCGAGCAGCCAGCCGTCCGGGTCGATCACGTCGCCCATGCGGTCGACGCTGCCGTCGGACATGACGAACTCTTGCGGGTCGCCGGCGGGCGGCGGCGCCGCTTTCTCCTTCTTGCGGATCATCGGTCCGACTGAAGCAATTCGGCCACGACCAGCGCGGCTGGCCAACTGGCCGCGTCATCCGGCTCGTCCGCTTTCATCGGCTGGCCGCAGTTTGAGCAGTTCGCGGAATCGGCGGAATTTTCCGCTCCGCAATGCGGGCAGGTCTGCATCCGTAAGTCTCCTTTCAGCCGATCAGTGCGCGGACGTTGAACGGCAGCCGTGTGTTGACCGTGGCGGCACTGACTGCCATCGCCAGCGCCTGCATCCCGTCGATACGGCCCGACGACTTTGCCTTCTCCAGCTTCCGATTGCCGGCCGGGTCAGTGACCACCGTGGCATTGGCCGCGCACATCGTCATCACCGGGTGCATGCCGTGCCGCAGGCGCTGTTGCAGCGCCACCGTCTCCAGCGCATCCAGCGCCGGTGCCATGTCGCGGAACCCTTGGCCGTGCTCCTCCAGCGGCAGGTTCAGGCCGATCGCCGTGGTCGCCGCCTTCAGCTCATCGATGCGCCAGCGGTCAAAGCGGATCGAGCGGATGTTGCAGCGTTTCGAGATCTCGCCGAGGCGTTGTGCGACAAAGCCGTAATCGATGGTCACACCCGGCACCGCGGTGATGAATCCCTGCTGCGCCCAGGTGTCATACGGCGCCTTGTCGCGTTGTGCCCGGTCGCGCAGCGTGTCGGCCGGCGTCCAGAAATGCGGCCATACGTTCCACGTTCCCGGCGGACCCTCGGCGACCAGCACCAGCGCCGTCAGATCCTGCCGCCCCGACAGGTCGAGCCCGCCATACACCGGGCCGTTAGCGAAGGCCTCCATCTCGGGTTCGCCACCATTGGCCTCCCACACCGACAGCGAGAAGAGCTGCGCCAGCGCCGACACCCGCTGATTCAGGTGCAGGTTGCGGAACGCCGACTCGAAGCTCGGCATCCGCTTCGCCTTCTCAGCCAGCTTCTCGATCTCGCCGATGTTGAGGAAGTCGCCAAGCGCCGGGTTGGCCTGCCGCCAGGTGTCGGGATCGTCGAGCGCCGCATCCTCGGCCGCCGCGAACAGGATCAGCTTCTGCGAGGGATCGGTGCCGGCCTTGGCATAGTCGATTAGTTGCGACAACAGGTCAGCCGCGGTCGGCGCCTGTGTCGAGATGACGATCGACAGCGGGTGCTCGTGCGCGCCCATCGCCGTTTCAAGCGCGTCGTAAAGATCGCTCTTCGGCCCGCGCACTTGGCCCAGTTCGTCGTGAATGACGAGGGCCGGACTAAACCCGAACGTCGTCTTCGCATCCGCCGCCAGCGCCTTGTAGCGCGATCCCGTCAGCGGCGAGAACAATTCCTTCGCCGAGTCCCGCACCACCACCAGGTTCGGATCGCTCATCTCGCGCGACATCCGCACCATCTTCGCCGCCAACGAAAACACGATCGACGCCTGGTCCCGCGACTGCGCCGACGAGAACAACTGCGCGTTGCGCTCGGCCTCCGGGCCGACCAGGTGCGTCACCACCAGCATCGCAATGAGCGCCGTCTTGCCGTTCTTGCGCCCCATGCTGACGATCGCCTGGCGCGTCGGCGTGTCGTAGATCTGGTGGATGATCGCCTTCTGCCAGTCGCGCAGCCGGATCGGCTCGCCGACATGCGCGCCCTCGGGCGTCACCAGGTACTTCTCGATAAATCTGATAACCCGATCGGCGCGGTCGGGTGTCACTGCCAGTTATCCTCGCAAACCCGGCAGGAAGATGAACAAGCCGAGCAGCAGCACTGACGTAAAGGCCAAAAACACGTTCGTCGACGCAAACGGCGCCAGCGGCGGAAACGGAAGGATTGTCAGGAACCACAAAAACATCGTCACCACGAAGAGGATTTCGATGATCATGCCACCGCTCGGAGCTTCACCGCGCCGCCTCCTACCAGTTCGTCACCGGGATCATTCGTCACCTCGTCACGCTTCGCTTCCATCGGAGCGACCTCGGCCTGCACCGACAGCCGCAGCAACCGCGCCGACATCGCGTAGTTGATCCGCAACGGCCGCAGCTCCGTCAGCACAAGTTCGCGGCCTTCCTTCGACCCCACCGGAAACCTTCGCAACCGCCGCCAAACCTCCTCCAAACGTGCCTGCGTCTCACAATGATCGGCAAGCAACCCAAGCGCCCCGCCGCCAAACCAGTCGATGGGCTTCGACGCCGTGATCGAACGCCAGATGAACTTGGCACGGGTCGACAAGTCACGCGGCGGAGCTGGCGCCTTTCTGCCAGCGCGATAAAACAAAGCCGCTTTCTCTTCAGCAGTTCTGCGTGGCATGGTACAATCTCAAAAAGATCAAAGGGAAACGCTCAAATGGCGGTAGCTTGGCGGCCTGTTTTGCTTTTGACCCCTCCCCCCGTCGACCATGCGTGTTCTCCGAGTGGCATGCCATCCACGCCGATCTTCATTGCTTCTCGCTTCAGCTTCTCTTCGTTTGTCTTGCGACCATGACATCGATAGCACCTGAGCATGACGTTGCGTGGATCGAGCCTAGCACCACCATCCCTGAGCTCGACGATGTGGTCACCCAGGAGGCGCACGCCCTGCCGAGGGTAAGCGCCATCGTGGCGTGGGTCTTGGCAGCAGCGCCCACGTTGCTTGATGATCTGGCGCATCAGCGCCTTCCAGTCGGGGCCGACGTAGAACGGCAAGACCTGTTTCATGTCGCTCCACGGCAAAAACCCCACCGATGGGGGGTTCGGCGGGGTTCTCAGCATAACCAGATATGGGTAGCGTCGGCGGCTTCGAGGCACAACTCCAAAGCCAAAGCATTTGGAAACATTGTTGCGGCGGCTTTGTCAAGCGAAATGCTTGGCGAGCACGCCGAGGGTGGCAACGAGCACGCCTTTGGCAACTTCGCGACGGATGCCTCTGCGGCTAGCCCATTTGTTGACCGACAATTCGCAGCCGAGGACAAACCAGGCGCAGGAACCGCAAGGCGAAGCGTAGCCGCCGAGGGCATTGAGAGCGAAGTGGATTTCCTGCTTTGGGCGTTGGCTGGCGTGGCTGTCGCGGCCCACGCCTCGGCTCGGTTCGGCCATGTCGGCGGCGCGCAGCGGGTCGAGGCTAGCGCGGCGAAAGAGACGGTGGAATTCCTCGCCGGCGGCGCGTTCGGGCGGCTCAATATCGCGTTGGCGTTGGAGACGTTCGAGCATGGTTTCGGCGCGCCACGGGCGACCGATGTTGCCGTAAGCGTCGGCGACGGTCTGCTGGTCGCGCGTCACCCGATTGTGCTGCGCGCGTTCCGGCGTCGGCCCGTCCACCAGGCTTGCGAGATGTTTCACGGCTCGTCGAGTATCGTGATGGCCTGGCCGGTGCGCAGCCAGGTGAGCTTGGGCTCGGATCTGGTGGTGACCTCACCGAGGATCACTTGGCGCACCCGAGCGGCCCGCTCGGCGGTGGGATAGGGCAGCGACGCATGGACGCCATAATGGCAAGCGCACACCCGGACGACGTACCAGCCGGCGGGGCGCTGGCGGATCACCAGCAGGTGCGGGGCGTTGTGGTCGCGCATCTTGCCTCACAGGATGCCCGGCACCTGTTCGAGCATAACGAGCTGGTAGTCGATCCCCTCGAACTGCTTCACCAACGCGATGAGCTGGTCATAGCGCGGCGCGCGCGCTTCACACATCGCCGCGTTATGGTGCTTCACCCGTAGCCGGTAGTGATGCGGCGGCGGCGTTGTGACATGTACGATGCCATCGCGCAGTTGCGCCGGTTGCCCGGTGGTCAAGCGTATCTCCTCCATCCCGTTCACTCCCCTACCGCCAGCCGGGCGACGCATGGCAAGAAATGCAGATGCCCTTGCCAGACCGCATTATTGCATAAGCGGCGACGCCGTCGCGGACCCAGCACGGTTCAGCGCAGTTTGTGCCGAGACATCCCGTTGGAGCATTGGCTCGGCGATACGGTCGCCCGAAGGCGATGATATCCGGGTCGAGCGAGTTGCCCTCGCTGGCGACAGTGAACGGCCTCAGAGCCTTCATGCGGTGCCGTCCTCGTGGTGTTGGGCTTTGCTGTGCACCTTGTCTTTTCCCATTTGCTGTAAAGCAGACTGACTTTCATCCGCCCATTTCAGCAAGCACTGGCGGAGCAAAACCAACCCCGACCAATCGCCGTCGGCGTAGGCACCATCGACGGCGTCATCCAGCAGACAGTCCAGCGTCTCTTCATCGCCAATCAATTTACGGAGGACAGTGCCGTCGAAATTGAGAATATCGAGTTGCAGGCTCGGAAGACGAAGCAGCACGTAATAACCATCCTCGTCCAACTCCGACCGCAAGCACCTCACGACATCCTCCCGCGCGATGTAGTCACTCATGCGGCGATCCTCCCGCGCAGCGGTATTTGCCAGCGTTCGAGCGCGTCGACCACGCCGTCGACGCTGTAGCAGATGGCGCCGTCGATCACCGCGCCGGTATCTTTCAGTTGCTGGAACCGCTCGCGCTGCCCGACGATCTCGCGCAGGCCGCGCTTCGACTTCACGATCTTCGTTTGTGACAGTGTTCCGCCGCGCCGCTTCAACTCGATCAGGTAGACGCCGCGATAGAACACCATGAAGTCCGGTAGCCCGCTTTTGAGGCCGCAGCGCACCATCTTCGCCGCCTGCTGCGGTGACAGTTGGATGATCCCCGCCGGATAGCAGAACGCGAACGCCGGCGGCTGGACAAGCGCATCGAGCGCCCGCGCGACCGCCTCGTGGATTTCGAGCTCCAGCGGCTCGGGCATGGTGAGCTTGAAGGTCATCCCGGCGTCCAGGGGTAGCGGGTGGCGTAATACCCGAGCCAATAGTCGGCGTGACCGTAAGTGCCGGTCGGATATTCCTTGGCGTGCAATGGGTCACCCGACCCGGCGTCTTCCTGGCCCGCCAGCCGCGCCGGCCAGTTGATCGCGCAGACCTCGCCGCGATCGTGGTGATCGCCGCAGTTGGCGCACTTGCGGTTCATCGGTCACGCATCGAACATCGGCTTGCTGCCCGCATCGGCCTTGCGCGGTCGGCCGCGGCCGCGGTGGAGCGGTTGCTCGGCCAGCGGCTTCGGGCGAGCGACCATCGGCTCGGCCCGGCCTGTCACCGGCTCGTCGTCGTCGGGCTTGGTGAACCGTTCCTCGGCGGCGTCGCCGAGTGGCGTGCCGGCGAGCATCCCGAGCTTTACCCGGTACTCGTGCTGCAACTGGTACAGCGAGTCTCGCGCTTCCGGTTCCATGCGGTTTTCCTTCACCATGCCGCGCAGGATGGTGACATTGAACCCGGCGTCCTTCGCCTCGCCGTAGACCTCTCGGATGTCACCATTCACCGCGTCGCGGTCTTGGTGAAGGTTCACGATGCGGTCGACGTAGCCGCGCAGTGCGGTGTCGATATGGTAGGTGCCGTCCATGTTGGTTTTCCCTCTTCTCGTTTATTCCTCAAATACGATCGGGCGCGGTCGCTTCTTAACGACAGCGCGTGGTTCCACAAGTTTCCGTAAACCCGACGCGGTGCCGTGCGGGTTGTCGTATTTTGGTGTTTTCGGCGGGTCTGGTTCTCTAGGCGGATTGTCGGGATCAATCTTGTAGTGCCGCCAGAAATCGACCTGTATCTCGGCAGTGCGGCAATCGGTTCGCTTAATTGGCTCGGCGAGTCGCGCTTCCATTTCCCGAAGTAGGTCGCGAACCGCCGCGACTATCGATGGCTCGGCATCTATTGCGACCAGCCGCTCGATCCGCGACACACATTCAAGGATTAACGCCAAATCGGCGGGTGAGCGATCCTCGGAGTGATTGTCGATCGCTACGCCGCTCCCTCCGATCTCTGCTGCTAGGCGGCGCGTCTGGAATGACGTGCCGGTCAAGTCGGGTTCAGACTGCCGCCAATAATTGAGAACCCAGCCTGTGACATCGACTGCAAACGCCGCATCCAGTTGAATGGCGAACCGAATAGCTATTTGTGGGTGGATGAAAGTCTGAGCATATCGACCACGAATTTTTATCACCAACTTAGAACTACAGATATGTAGTTTATCAGCCAACGCCGCTATGTATTGAATTGCTTCTGCCGTCCGCTCAAAATGAGCGAAGTCGGTGCCGTACACTTTGCCCATAGCTGTGGCATCGATATATCCGTCATGTCGGCGCTGACGTATCTCAATACTGTTAACGTCGTGAATGACGTAGGGGTCGAACTCTTCGCTAAACATCGGTTGTGCTTGCGCGTTCATCCTGCGGTCCTCTGTTGTTCGACCCAGCGGGTGCAATTTGGGCAGGCGCACGGCAAGCTGTGCCGGATGATTTTTGGGTTGACGGCTGGTGGCGCGCTCGGGCCGTGCCCGTTTCGCGCCCCTAAACCATTTTGAAAAAGCCCTTCCTCGCGCGCGTGCGCGCGCTCCGGTCCCGATGGGACTTTATCTGCTGTCTTGGTACTGTCTTGAGGGGGAACGGCTTGATTATTACCCTTATTATCAGGCTTATAATTACGGCGAGCCGCACGGGCATTCGCCATGCGTTCCTGCTTTCCTTTCAGCTTATTAGCGGCATCGAGCACTAGTTCGGCGACAACCGGATGATAAAGTCGACCGTCGTCGCACTCGATCCAATGTCGCAGCGCGATCCGTTTGACTTTTCCCCATTTCGCTAAATTGCCGTTCAGCTCGGCGAGGCGGCAGAGCAGGCGGTCGTCGTTCGGCAGCGAGCCCGGCGGCTTCTGGTTCCACGACTTCAGCCATAGGCAGAACGCGGCCTTGAACTCGGCGTCGGTGGCGACCGCGAAGAAATTGCTTTCCCACAGCCGGTCTGAATAAACCGGCACCCACGGCAGGCGGGGAATTACAAGGTCTGGTGGCACGAGCGGCGCGGTCACGCCGCTATCACTGGCGCGTGATCAGCAACCTGCGCGCTTGTCAAGGCGCCGGCCTGTGAATATCGTTGATAAGCGAGCGCTGCGACAACAACGCGCGGCATGGCGGA